GGCCTGTCCATCCCGTCTTGAATAGGTTTAAAGAAGAACGGGTAGTTGACGGATATTGGGACAACTTTATCTGTGAACATTTTTTTGGCATCGGCACCAGTTTTGGACAATATACCGTATCTAGAATCGGAAGATATTGTAGCTTGGTTAACAAGTTCCGCGCTTGACATAAAGCTGAATCCAGATCTTCTGTTTTTAAGGTAGCACATTCCGTAGCATCTGTTATCCGCTTTACATGCTTCCCAAAATATAAAGAAGAGTCTATTTGCTTCTCTATAGTCAGGCGCTCCAACGTCGATCTTTGACCATTGCAAGTACATGTAATGAGTGCCAGTAATGTAAGTAGCAATACCATCATTATAAAACCAAAATCCTTTTTCTCGTCTATT